GATTGGTAGTGGATGCCTTGGCTACATAAGAGCCGCCGCCCATCGAAACGACACCCATCTTGGGAACAACCATTCCTGTCCTAAACTGCCCCATCTGGGTGTAACCGTCACCCTTGTCACCCTTGCTACCTTTGGATGCGATCTCCTGCCAGTCAGCGTCCGTACCCGGCTCAGAGGACGAACCGTTCTTGTTCAGACACGCCCATGTGCTGCCGTTATACGTCACACTATCGTAGTAATCATAATGCCTGCCTGATTGCCATACACCCTCGTAGCTTAAGTCCATAGCCACCTCACCGTTGGGTTTCAGCCGTTCTATCGTTCCCCTTATGTATACTTTGTCTTGAAATGAAGAATAACCGTCCATCACCTGCCCGTTGACTGTAAGACCACTCAGGTTTCCGTTCTGATAAGCGATGTTCACATCCGGATCTATTACCCATGTGTTCACGTTGACCAATCTGCGCAAGTAAGATCTGTTCTCATAGGTAATGTCCTGTCTGTCCTTGTCAGTAAAGTTGCCGTATGCGAAGAAGTTCATACCCGGAAGAGGATGCACGCTTGTTCCTGCCTGAAGAGCGTATTCAAACTTCATGTTTCCTGCCTCATTCTCGATGATTCTAGTGGGGGTAAAGTATGAGGTGGCGTACCCGGAATACTCCATGAATCCGTTAGGACCGTATTCATCCTTCGTATGGTTGCTGCCGGATATGTTGTGAAGTATGCCACGGCAGATATCACTTACATGTAACGTGCCCCACTGCCCCTCAAGCAGTTCCAGCGTGGCTATTCGGTTTTCCGTGTCAACGGTCTTTATTCTTCCGTATGCGAACGAGTTCGCCTTGTCGCCGGATATCACATCGATGCAGTTGAACGTGATCTGCGGTACTATCAGCTCTTCACGGAACATCGCCTTGTCGGCTTCGACTATTGTCTTGCCGTTCTTGTCAAACCAGATGGCCGCACCACTGCCCCCGATAAGACCTGTAACGAATTTTCCCACTTTCAGACCTTTGAGAAAGGTGATGATCTCGCTGGCGATATCCGCTATGTTCTTTCTCAGGAAGGTTCCTATAGCCCTCAGGGAGGAGAAAGCCGTATAGTCGCTCGGACTCTCCATATCGCCGGTCTTCAGCAGGCGGACATTGGCCTGTGCCATCTCCTGCGCCAGCGTGTATTCCAGATTGTTCAGCGTCGAGTCCACGGATGACTTCCATGAGGTACTGACCGCCGACGAGCAGTCAATGGAAGCCTCGGAAAGATTGCCCAACTTCCTCTCTATCCTTGTGATGCGGGTGTCAAGATACCCGGCCTCGAAATACTGCGCGTCCTCCAGTCTCACCCTTTGCCCGAGCGATAACGGCACACTGTTTTTATCCACATGGATGTAATCCGTATCGCCGGAATAGATGGATATGTCCTTGCTGTATTCTGTCAGGAAGCTGTCAACCGCCTGCTTGTACTGTTCTTCCGCTATCGGGTAATACTCATCCGGCATGCGGATGTTCGTCAGGATATACGTATCACCGGCCTGAGGTATGATGTTGCCTCCCGGTATCTGGGTGTTCTCGTCCGGGTAGGTGTTGATAATCTCGAACTCCTGTGTGCCGTTATGCCAGTTGCACTCGAACTCCCTTCCGGAGAGGTCGCCGCTTTCGAAGGTGATGTGTATCACCTCCTCACCGATCATGTATTCATCCGGATTGAAGGGGAGATCCTTGTCCTTGACATAATAGACGGTGTATTCCTCCCCGTCCGTATTGGTCTGCTCCTCGGACCTTACCGATGACACCGTACCCAGACGGTGCGGGAATATATCCTCAAAGGCCGCTTCCTCGCGGTGCTCCTTCAGGCCCAATTGAGTGTTCAGGTCGATATACTTGTCCCGTGACGGCAGTTGCAGATGGGTGTAGCCGTATTTTGACGGGTCAATATTTTTGGTTGAGCCTACGGGGATCAGCCGTGTGAACCATTTGATCGAATTGGAATTCTCATTCTGGGTCAGCCCCGTCTTCAATCCCTTCATATAGCCGAGCGTGACCCGTTCGCCGTGTTCGCATTTCCCTATGTTCAGGTATTCCCCGTCCAGCCACCACTCGGTTTCCCAGGCACCGGCTATCTCGCCTGCCGCATCCCAGCAGAACAGGCCGTTGAAGTTGATGGTCTTCCGGTCGCCGGTGACGGCCTGGCCTGCACGCCACGTCACACCGTCGGTGTTGCGGTTCATGTTCGCCACCAGCTTTTCCAGCATTTCCATCGGCGTGCCGTCATAGGCAAAGACAGACTCCAGGTCATCCTCCCCCTGGTTCAGACGGCAGAACAACAGGTCCTGCATGTCGTGCTCGCGGCCGTAGAAGCTGATATTGTAGGTGTATTTCTGTGTGTCGGTCTTTTTCGGGCGGTACTCCTTCTTTATGGAGAACCGTTTTCCCGATATCTCCACATAGTCGCCGACCGACAGGACGAAGAACTCCCAGGTGGTGAAGTTCACCGTCACCACGAATTCCGCCCCCACTTCCTCGGTCCACCGGGACGATGAGTCGGGACTGACCTTCTTCTTTAGGATTCCCTGCCTGTTGTAGATTTCAAGTTCCATTTACAATGTCTTTAAATCGTTTTTAATCACTGGTTGAAAAAGGTTTCGGCTCGCGCAGCGTGACCGTGAATCCGGCTACCTGCTGGCCGGTATTCCTGATTGTCGTGAACTGGCTGTACCGGGTATATTCCTTCAGGTAGACCTTCATCACCCGGCCTATCTCCGGAACCTCCAGCGTCAGCCATCCCGACTTCAGCAAGGCAAGCACGGCGTTGTAGTTCTCGAACCACCCGGCCCGTGTATCCGCAACCACCGCCATCTTCAGCGTGATGTCCCTCGCCTCGTAACGGGGAAGCAATGTCTCGGGAAGCTCCTCGCCGTCAAGTTCCCGGTAGCTGACGGATGTGTACTCCTTCATCTTCGGCGGCTTCATCAGCGAGTCGTAATTGGTATGGTCCCCCGCGTTCTCCTCGTACAGGAAACATCCCAGGGACGCCATGTCCGTCCCGTTTATCCTCAATAATCCTTCCTCCACTTCCATAGCCCTATGTTTTCAGTTTCACACCGCGCCGGAGCTCCGCGATGTTCTCGTTTATCGTTTCGAGGTGTCTGAGGTACTCCGAATTCCCCGCAATTTTGCCCAGGGATGTCGCCATCCCTTCGAGATGCCTCGTAAGGTTATTGTCAATGCTGATGACATGGTCAAGGGTCGCGTTGCCGATCCCCTCCAGCCTTCCGGCCGTCTCCTCGGTCATGGAGGTGACGGTTCCGGCCCGGCCGGACTGGGAAGAGGAAGACGATGATGTCCATCCGAAGATATCCTTCAGCGAGTCACGCTCCTCCAGGGCGTCCTTTACGATATCGTTCCATTCCTGCTGGAGGTCCTTGTATTCCCCGGTATCTATACCTCCTTCCTTGTTGTAGTTGGCAAACTTGTCATACCATTCCTGGAGCCTCTTGTCGTAGACTTTCGACAGGCTTGTCTTGAGGATAGCCTTCTGCAGGTACTCGCTGAAGTCCTCCGAGAAATCCTCCGCCCCGCTTTCCATATCAAGCAGTGTGTCATAGAAGGCGTCACGCATGCTGTCAAAAGACATCTGCGTGAGCTGTTCCTTTATCTGGGCCTGTATGTCACCCAGTTTTTCCGAACCTTCAATGATCTTGTCCAGGTAATTTCTGACATCATCATCCAGCTTGGCCCAGAATGTGGGAGCTTCCGACTTCAGTTTCTCCAGCTGCTCCACGGAGAGATCGAACAGCCCGGTCATACGTCCTTCCCCGATCCCGTACCTGTAGAAGTCTTCTCCCAGGGCCGCGCCGGCTGCCGCCCAGTCCTGAGAGGACATCCATTTGCGCTGCCGCACCCCGATAGAGTGTGATCCCGTGCTGGCTCCCGAATTCAGACGTTCCTTGCCCAGTATCCGGTAAGAGTCTATGGCGGTCCGCTGTAGGGCCAGAGCTTCCTCTCCGACCTTCTGCGCCTCGGCGTGTAATTTGCAAATTTTCTTGTGCCTTTTTTTAGAAAAGTTAAATATGCCACAGAATACACCAGTAACTAAGGCTTCATAAGTTCGTTTCTCGTTCCTGTTGTAGTCTTGAAAATCGTCTGCCTGTTTTCTAACCGGTAGCTACTGCCGGTGAACTTGATGACTTCACATCGATAAAGCAGCCTGTCAAGCAGAGCGCTGGCAAGGATTTCATCATTCAATGTTTCTACCCATTCCGTAGGTGCCTTGTTGGTTGTAATGATGATGGATGTCTTCTCATGTAGGGTGTTTATCAGGTTGAAGAAGGCAGTTGCTTCCTCTCTTTTCACAGGAAACAGCATGATATCATCTATTGCCAGCAGCTGTGCGCGCAGAATCTTGTTATAAGTCATCATGGCCGGAGTTGAGATGTCTTTAAGTCTGAGACAATTTACGATATCCTCCATTGTCATCAGGTATGCCTTGTAACCGGCCTTGACCGCATCAAAGACAAGACCGGCTGCCAGAAATGTTTTTCCAGTCCCTGATGGTCCCATCAGGATCAGGTTATAAGCTTCACGGAGCCATACCAGTTCACGAAGCTCCTTCATCTGCCGGCGGTCTATGCCCTCATAAAAATTGTAGTCGTATTCGTCAAGATCATGTTTTCGGGGCAGACGTGCCGCAACAAGGCGTCTCTCGTAGTCTTTCCTCTCTTTCATCTCAACTTCGGTGCCTAATACCAGGGACAGGAATTCCGGGTAGGTCGGTTTTTCTTCCTGTGCATGATGCAGAATGCTGTCCATGCGGTTTGCAATGTTGTAAAGCCGCAGACGTCTGGCGTGTTCTTTCAATTTTTCACTTTGTATCAT